TAAGGTTCTTCCGGGAACTTATGTAAATGTTATTAGTAGAAATTCAATTAAGAACAATACGGAAAGTGGCGTGGTTGCCATGCCAATATGTTTGGACTGGGGACCTGATGATAAGATTTTTGAAGTGACTGCTGATGAATTTGAAAAGGTTGCATTGGAAGTTTTCGGAAGAAGTCCATATGATGGAAATCTTATTAATGTTAGGGAAGTGTTTAAACATTCAACTAAAGGTTTGTTTTTTAAGATTAACAATAAAGCAGGTTGTAAGTATGCAGATGCCAAGTGTAAGGGCTCAAGAGGAAATTCAATAAAGATTGTTATCAAGAAAAACATTGATCAGACAGAAAAGTATGATGTGTCAACTTATATGGATACAACATTAGTTGACATTCAGACAGTTGCAAGTTCAGGAGAATTAAAGGACAATGCCTTTATTGAATGGAAGGAATCATTTGAACTTGAAGAAACTGCCGGTACATTCTTAACAGGAGGTACAGGTGGAATTAATGATAAGCCAACAAATGAGGCTCATACAATGTTTATGCAGTTATTGGAGAATTACGCTTTTAATGTGGTTGTAGTTATGGAAACAGACACAAAATTGCAGGAAGTGTATAAGTCATGGACAATAAGAATGCGTGATGAAATGGGTATTAAGTTTCAGACTGTAATGTATAATTGTGAAGCTGACTATGAGGGAATCATTAATGTTATGAACACAAAGGATGTTATTCCCTGGGTTGCAGGAGCAGAAGCAGCCTGTGGTGTCAATAAGGCTTGCACAAATATGTTATATGATGGAGAATTGGAAGAAATTAACTGCCAGTATACTCAGGCAGAACTTGAAAATGCCATAACTTCAGGAAAGTTTGTTATTCATAAGTGTGGTGATGAACTTAGGGTTTTAAGAGACATTAATTCCCTTACAAGGGGAGCATTTTTCAGGAGAATCAGACAATTCGTGTGATTGATTACATTGCAGACAATGTGGCATCTGTTTTTAACAGTAAGTATATTGGAAAGATTCCAAATGATGATGCAGGAAGAAATTCTCTTAGAAATGATATTAGAGAGGTGTTTAAGCACCTTGAATCTGTAAGAGCCATTGAGGATTTTTCAGAGGAAGACATTTCTGTTGAAAGAGGAACTGAAAGAAGGTCTGTGGTGATTTTAACAAATGTAACTGTTATTGGCTTAATGGATAAATTATATATGACGACTGTCATTAATTAGAGAAATGGAGAGTGAGATAGATGAGTTTTATGAATCCAAATGATGCACCTTCCAGCAGACTTGCAACCTTGTATTGTATTGTTGGTGGACAAAGATATGGAATGCTTAATGCTAAGAATTTTGAAGCAAAGGCAAATGTTAGTCTTGCTGATGTGCCTATTCTTGGTAAAACAATAAAGGGCAAGAAGCCAAATGGTTTGGAAATCAAGCTTAAAATGACATTGTATAAATGTAGTGAGATGTTTGATGAAGTGATTGAAGAATATAAAAATACCGGAGTTCTTCCAACTTTTACTGTAGAAGTAGCGGCATCAGATCCGGCAACAACCATTGGAACGAGTGAAAAAAATTATTATGAATGCATTATTGATGGAGATGTACTTCTTTCATCATTTGATGCTGATGGAGATTTTATTGAACAGGACATTGAATGTTATGCAATGGATTATGCAAGTAGCGCTAAGAACAAGTATAAAACACCTGATTACATGACAAACGTGGAACAGAAAAAATAAGTAAAGTGGATAAGGAGAACTAAAAATCTTCTTATCCATTATTTTTTAGAAAGAGAAGGTAAGGAATATGGCAACTAATTTAAGTGCTTTTTTAAAGAAAAATAAGAAATATAAGGATGACGTGGCATATAAGGTAACCGCTTCATTATGCGACGAAAATGGAACTCCATTGGATTGGAAAATTAAGGCAGTTTCAACTGAGGAATATGAAAGAATTAGAGAGAAGTGTACAACAGAGGTTCAGGTTACAGGAAAGCCGGGTGTTTACAGACAGAAATTTAATTCTTCATTGTTTATTGCAAAGCTGATGTGTGCATCTGTTGCAGAACCTGATTTATACAATAAGGAATTACAGGATTCTTATGGTGTAATGAATCCGGAAGACTTAATTAAGCAGATGATTGATAATCCGGGAGAATATAATGAGTTTGCTGAATTTATTCAGAAGTTTAACGGATTTGACGAAACATTACAGGATAAAGTTAACGAAGCAAAAAACTAATAGATGAAGGTGATCCTGATTCAATGTATGCATATTACTGTCTACATAAATTTCATTGGACACCTTCATTTTTTATGAGTTTGGATAAAAATGAGAGAGCTTTTGTGATTGCTTCCATTAATGCAAGGGTTGAGCAGGAAGAGGAAGAAAGCAAGAAAGTTGGAAAGGTAAGGTAAAGAGATGGCATCAATAATGACTTCATTTCAGTTAACAGACAGAATGACGGCACCGCTTATGAACATAACTAATGCTGTCTCAACTGTAATTAATGAATGTGAAAGAGCCCAGGGCGTGTCAGGAAACATGTTTAATACCTCTAAATTAGCTTCTGCCAGAACACATTTAGGATTGGCAGATGCAGAGATTAAGCAGATAGCAAGTGACACGTCAAGAGCTTCAATAAGTCAAGAAACATACAATGGTAAAGTAAGAGAGGGGACAAATTCAGCAAAAGGATTACTTTCCACAGTTAAAGGTTTGGTAGCTTCTCTTGGTGGAATATTTCTTATAAGACAGGGAGCCAGCTTTATAGGTGAATGTAATGAAAAGGTATCTCAATTACATCAGGCAGAGACAAAACTTACTGAAGTAATGGGTGCAATGCAGGGAGCAGGAACATCACAGGTTAATATGATGAAAAATCTTGCTACTGAGATAAGTGGTTATGGTGTTGTTGGAAAGACAGCTTTAATAAATGGAGCGCAACAGGCATCAACATATTTTCATCAGACAGATGCAGTTAAAACTTTGTTACCTAAGATGGCTGACTTAGCGGTTCAGATGCATGGTGTTAATGTTACTAATGAGGATATGGTTAATATCGGTAATATGACAGGTAAGGTTATGACTGGTCAGGTTGGAGCATTAAGACGTGCAGGCATTTCATTTACGGATTATCAGGAAAAGGTAATGAAAAATGGAACTGAGATGGAAAAGGCTAATATGTTGGCTCAGGTAATAGAGCAGAATGTAGGAAAGATGAATGAAACAATGGCTCAAACCCCTGAGGGAGTAATGGCAAGAAATAAAAGGGATTTTGATGCGGTTAAAACAACTATAGGTCAACAGGTACAGCCGGCGATTGTTAGTATGTTTAATGCAATACATAACAATCTGCCAACCATACAGCTTTTAGCAACCGGGTTTGGAAATGCTGCAGTCTTAGTAATGGGAGCAATAACAGGAATTATTAACATTGGAACGCAAATGATTAATTTCTTTAAATCTAATTGGACATTAATTGAACCTATTATATGGGGAATAGTTGCAGCATTAATTGTTTATAATGCAACAATGGGAATAGGCTGGCTTACAACATTAAAAGATATAGGTGCAAAGGCATTACATGTGGTATCTAGTGCAGCAAGTACAGCGGCTATTATAGCAATGACATTTGCACAGGAAGGATTAAATGCCGCATTGTCATTATGTCCGTTAACATGGATTATTATTGCTATTATTGCGGTAATAGCAGCTATTTATCTGGTTGTGGCAGCAATTAACAAGGTACAGAATAAAACCCGTTCTGCTACAGGTGTGATTTTTGGTGTAGTGGCATCAGCAGGAGCAGCAATCATAAATGTAGGAATAGGAACGATTAACGCAATAATTCAGGCTGTATGGAGTATTTTTGTTCAGCCTTTTATTGGCATAATTGAATGGATTTTAAATGTTACAAATGGTGGATTTGATTCTTTTGGTGGTGCAGTTGCAAACCTGATAGGTCAGATTATATCATGGTTTTTAAGTCTTGGAAAAGTTGTTACCAAGATTATAGATGCCATATTTGGAACAGATTGGACCAGTGGATTAACTTCTTTACAAGATACAGTTACTTCTTGGGGTAAAAATGAAAATTCAATTACATTAAATAAAGAAGCTCCAAGCATTGATTACAGAATTAATTATGGTGATGCTTATGGAAAAGGATACAATCTTGGAAAGGGTGTTGAAAGTAAGGTTAAGAATACTTTTGGTAATCTTTTTAAGAAAGGTGAAACAAAGGATAAAGACTATGGTTATGGAACAGATGCCATTACAAACAACACGGCTGAAACAGCAGCAAACACTGCAAAAACATCGGATTCATTGGATATTACAAATCAGCAGCTTAAGTACATAAAGGATTATGCAGAACAGAGAGCAATTAACAGATTTACAACAGCAAAAATCAGTGTAGATATGTCAAATGTTATTAATGGTTCTTCAAAAGCTGATATGGAAGGAATAGTTACTCATTTAAAGACAAGATTGGAAGAAGAAATGTCAGCAGTAGCGGAAGGGGTGCATTAGAATGTATAGATTGATTATTGATGGGCAGTATGTACCCATTCCACCTGAAAAAATAAGCATAAAGGTTGATGGTGATAACAAGACAATGACACTGATTAATTTGGGAGAAGTTAACATACTTAGAAATCCCAAACTTACAGTTATTGCCTAATCAACATTATCCATTTGCTTTTTATTCAGATGGAAAATACAAGGGTGCCGATGAGTACATTAAGAAGTATAAGGAACTTTTATCTTCCAAGAAGGCATTTAAACTGGAAATTTACAGATATGCACCAAATGATAAAAAGATATTCAATACTATTCTTACAGTGTCATTGGAAAGACTGACAATAACAGATTCTGTTAGTGATGGCTTTGATAGTAGGGTATCTTTGGAATTTAAGGAATACAGAAAATATGGCGCAGTGAAGGTTAAGAAAATACCAAATACATATACTATTAAATCTAACAAAGAAACTCTTACACTGATAGCGAAAAAGTGGTTAAAGGATAGTTCAAAGGGTTCTGCCATTTACAAGAAGAACAAGAAGGTTATTGAAAAGGCTGCAAAGAAGCACAAGAGAAAAAGCAGTTCCAAAGGAAAATATCTGTACAAGGGAACTGTTTTGAAGAAACCATAAGGAGGAAAGGATGGCAGACATAATTGATATTGCATCAAAGGAAGTTGGTTATAAAGCATATGGCGGTAACAAGACCAAGTATAGTGCCTGGTATGGAATGAATGGTGCTGCATGGTGCCATATGTTTGCCTCCTGGTGTGCATATAAGGCAGGTGTATCAACAAGCATTGCTCCCAAGACAGCATCAACAGACACAGGAATGCAATGGTTTAAAAACAAGGGAAGATTCAAGTATAAGGGTTCATACACACCTAAAAGAAATGATTTCATTTATTTTAAATCAGATGGTGCATCTCACGTGGGAATTGTTGAGTATGTATCAGGAAGTACTGTGCATACCATTGAGGGTAACACTTCTGACGCTGTTATGAGAAGATCATATCCGTTAAGTTACCATACAATAACAGGATATGGGGTAATCAGTGATTACATTACTTCATCAGGTAAGACATCAAAGGGAAAGAAAAGCGGAAAGAATACCGGTAAAAGCAGTGGAAAACAGGAAATATCATATTTAAGGGAAAGAATGAATCAAAAAAGAAAAAGTCAACCAGAAAGGTGGAGTATAAAGCTGTTTCAGTAAAGAACAGTGAGAAGCTTGTTGTTAATGTTCTGATTAAACACGGCAAGAAAAGGTACAAACATCAGGTTCAGGAAGGATTAAAAACAACCTTTGAGAGAAAAAATGCACCGGGTAAGGTTACTTTTACAACGTTTGTTGACAGCGATTCAAAGAAGAGAATTTCAAATGGTGATTCTGTGGCAATAGTGGTTAATGGCAAAAATTTCTTTTATGGTTTTGTATTTTCCATTTCACCTAAAACAGATAAGACTTTGGATGTTACTGTGTATGATCAGCTTAGGTATTTTAAGAATAAGGATACTTATATTTCAAAAAAGAGAACTTCCACGGTTTTAATTAAGAAAATTGCCAAGGATTTTAAACTGAATTGTGGTAAGTTGGCGAATACAAAGTATCCTGTGTCAAGAATTGATGATAATGCAACATTGTTTGACATTGTACAGAACAGCTTGGATGAAACATTAATGGCAAGGGGAAAGATTTATACCTTGTATGATGAATTTGGAAAGTTAAGGTTAAGGGAACCTTGGAAGGTTAACAGGTTAATAACTTCAACCACGGCAGAATCTTATGATTATAAGGAAACAATAGATGACAATGTTTATAATCAGATCAAATTAGCATATGACAACACCAAGAAAGGTGTTCAGGAGATTTATATGGCAAAAAACAGTAAGTACATTAATAAATGGGGTGTGCTTCAGTATTTTGACAAAATCGACAGTCGCAAGGGTGCAAAGTTAAAGGTTAAGGCATTGTTGAAGATTTATTGTAAAACAGGCAAGACAATTAAGATTAATAATTGCTTTGGTGACATTAACGTAAGAGCCGGCTGTTTGGTTCTTGTTAAGTTGACAATTTATGGTGAAACAATTTCAAATTATATGTTAGTTGATAAGGTTACTCATACATTTAATAATGGGCAACATCTTATGGATTTGGAATTATCTGGAGGTGATTACGATAGCAGCTACTAGTTTGACACAGTTAATTAAGAAAATAGCAGAGGATGCAAGAAAAGCGGCGAAGCCCTGTACCATTGTAATTGGTACGGTTTTAAAGGCAGATTCGTCTAAAATAAAGGTTAATCAAAAGCTCATCTTAACGGATGAGTTTTTGTATTTTACGGAAACTGCATCAAAGAGCAAATTGAAAAAGGGCGACAAGGTTGTGATGATACGTGCAGATGGTGGTCAGAAGTATCTTGTTGTGGATAGGATGGTGTGAGTATGTTACCTGAAGAATTGGAAGAACTGGAAGATTTTAATGTGGAAGAAGATGAAGAGCAGGAGTTTTCCAATGATACATATGTGCTGGATTTTGAAAGCAAAAGGATTTTGAGAAAATCTGATGAAGATGATGAAATCTTAAGGCAGGCAATAATAAAGATTCTGTTAACTGAATTTGATTATTACAGCATTTATGAAAATTATGGATTGGAGAAAGCTGATTTATTGGGAGAAAACATTGCAGAGGTAAAGGAAGTAATTGGAGGCAGGATTGAGGAAGCCATTTTAAGGGATGAACGTTTTAATTCTGTTGAGATAGAGAGTATTTCAAATTACAAAAATGAATTGATGGTTTCTCTGACAGTTACAACTTCTGATGATGAAGAGATTGAAGTGGAAGGAGTGAGCATTGATGTTTGAGGAGATGACCTTTGAGAACATTTTAAGTCAGATGCTTGAAAATGTGCAGGGGGATGTTGATAAAAGAGAGGGTTCAATTATTTATGATGCGTTGGCACCTGTGGCAATGGAAAGTGCACAGATGTATGCAGACATGGACATTCTTTTGCAGGAATGTTTTGCAGACAGTGCATCTTATTATTATTTGATTAAGCGTGCAGCAGAGAGGGGAATATTTGTAAAGGAAGGTATTCCGGCTGTGGTAAAAGTGAAATGTATTCCTTCTGATGTGAACATTCCAGAGGCAACAGAGTTTAGCATAGGTGAAATGACATATTCAATTACAGAAAACTTAGGAGATGGATTCTATAGCATGACATGTTCTGAATCAGGAGAAAACGGAAACAACATAAATGATGATGTGATTCCAATTGAATCTGTTGAAGTGATTGTGTATGGCACGGAAGATGAGGATGAAGAATCTTTGAGAGAAAGATATTTTGAATCATTTACAGAAGCAGCCTTTGGAGGAAATAAGGCAGATTATAAGGAAAAAGCTAAAGACATTGAAAAGGTAGGTGCCTGCAAGGTTTATCCTGTTTGGAATGGTGGAGGAACTGTAAAGCTGGCAATTCTTGATTCTCAATATAATGAAGCTTCTTCTGAAATCATAAATGAAGTACAGAATACGTTTGATCCAACGAAAGATGGAACAGGTGTGGGAATTGCACCAATAGGTCACATTGTAACTGTTTCAACACCAGAAGTTAAAAGAATAAATGTGGATGTTCAGATTGAATACATGGAAAATTATATATGGGATGACATCAAGGAAACTTTTACAGAAAATTTGGCAGAGTATTTAAAAAATGTCATAAAAAATGAATGGGAAGCAAAGGACACAATGACGGTAAGAAGCGGACAGATAGAATCAATGCTTCTTGACATGGAAGGTGTTGACAATGTTTTAAGTGTAAAAATTGATGGAAAGACAGGTAATTGCATTATTGATTGTGATTATATTCCAAAGGTTGGTGAGATAAGTGGATAGAAAGTTGATTGAGTATCTGCCTGAATGGTTAAGAGAGTTTAGAGAGATAAAGGAATTAACAGACATTGAGCAATCACAGTCTGAAAATTTGTGGGAAGCACTTGAAAAAATGTGGAACAATAATTTCATTGAAAGTTTGGATGAACAGGGCTGTGAACATTGGGAGAGAATGCTTGGAATATCCAATAAGGACACGTATACATTGGAAGAAAGACGATTGAAGATATTGGGAATTGTTACAGAGCAACGACCTTTTACTGTAAGGTCCTTGGAAAAGACTTTGGCGGTAATATGTGGTAATGATGAAAGTAAAGGTCCTAATTACTCAGTAAAGTTGGATGCCAATAATTATGTGTTAACAGTCAGGGTTGCCTTAACATCAAGGAATGTGCTTTCTGATGTGGCTAAATTGTTGGACAGGGTTGTCCCAAGCAATCTGTTAATTGATTTGTCTTTGCTTTATAACAAGAATAATCAGTTATCAAAATTTACACACGAGGAATTAAAGAAGTATACACACATTCAATTAAGAGAAGAAGTGTTTGAAGAAGGAAGGAGCACAAGATGATTAATAAAACAAAGTATTTGCAGTTAAAGAAACCGGATGGAGATGAGTTTTATGATATTGATGTTTTTAATGAAAATGCAGACAGCATAGATGGTGAATTGAAAAAGAATAATGAGGAGCTTGCCAAGAAGCTTTCAAAGGATGGAAATAGTGACAGTAATATTGTTGCTTTTCAGGCAGCATCAAAAAGAGAAAATATTTTGTCAGGAGAAACACATAAGGTTATTTTTGGAAAAATAAAGAAATTCTTTACAGACTTAAAGACGGTGGCTTTTACAGGTTCATACAATGACTTAACAGATTTACCTAGTTATGTGAAATCACAAACCATAACATCAGCAGTAGATTGGAATACATTAACAGAAAATGGAGTGTATCACATAAAGACAACAGAAGGAACAAACAGACCTGTTACTAACTGGGGAATGCTTTATGTTGAAGGGGAAACATCAACTAAGTTTCAGATATTTATTCCCGATGTAAAGAACAATGTGATTTATAAGCGTTATGAAAATGCCGGCTGGAAGGATTGGCAGGAGTTAACCCTTATTGAAACATCCGGAGAAGTGTATGATACAGGCTGGAAATCGGTTGATTGTGGGAATGGTATATCTGCATGGTCCACTACTGATGCACCTAAAATCAGAAGAGTTGGCAAAACTGTGGAATTGGTGGGAATCATAACAAATTCAACTGTTTTTTCTGCACACGATAATATTTTTAAGAATATTCCTACAGATATGAGACCTTCACGTAACGTATGGTCAATTCAGGAAGGACATTTGGGAACAACTAACAGATGGATGATGACAATCAATCCGGGAGGTACAGTAAGTTTCGATTATTATGGAGCAAGTGTTCCTATAGCAATTGACACTGGAGCATGCATACCGGTTCATGCAGTATGGATGGTGGATTAAAGGAGAAAAAGATGAACATAAACATAGAGATAAAAGGACAACAGGCGCATATTGTTAACCAGCAGTCTTTAATATCAGGAACTTCCAATTTGGAAGAAATTAAGTTTGATTTTTCTTCTGAATGGAACGGATATACAAAAACAGCCGTAATATATGTAGATGATTATAGTATAAGTGATTCGGTAAAAATGCTTGTTGAAAAGGATGTTGTATCAGCAGAAAAATTACCTGATTGGCTTTTTAGGGAAGAATGTGAGCTTTACATTGGAGTTTTTGGTGACAATTCAGAAGGTAGAAGAATTACTTCAACAATTGTATGTCAGAAAGTAAAGAAAGGCGTTCCAGTAGATGTTGTAAATGAGATTACACCGGACATTTACAATCAGATAATCAAAATAATGTGTGATGCAAAGGCATTGGTAAAAGAGGCTGATGAAAAGATAGAAGTTAATAAAGGCTATCTTGAACAGGCAGAGCAGAAGGCAAATGATGCAGCAGATTATGCAGATAGAGCTGGGAATTATTTAGAAGAGGTGGTAGGTCAAAAGACAGATGTTGAGAAGCTAATAGCGAATATTGATGTCAAAGTTGAGGAAAGCACAACAAACATAGCTAACATAACAGAGGCAAAAATGAACGACATTAGCTCTTTAACAGAAGCAAAAAGCAATGACATAGCAACACTTACAACTGCAAAGCTTGGAGATATTAACAACACAGCACAGGCACAGATTGAGTCAATTAACACAGTAGCAAATCAGAATACAAAATCAGGTATAGAAGCAGTTAATGCCGCTGCAAGAGCACAGATAGGTGGAATTCACACAGTTGCAGATGCACAGAAAAAAGGAATTACTGAAACGGCACAAGGAAAGATTAAAGACATTAACAACACAGCTACAAGTCAGATTAGTGCCATTAACAACACGGCTACAAATCAGATAAAGGCTATTAATAAGACTGCACAAAGTCAAATTAAAAATATGACTATAAAATATTCTGATATGTGTAGAACTCTTGGAATAGAACACGAAGGAATAATGCTTGCAAAAACAAGTTACAATGGCAATGAAAGTGGTAGCATACCTCCCGACATATACTCTATAGACGTTAGTAAATTTAGATACATTGAATTTGGTAAAATTGTAGTGACTTATCCTAATGGTGATTATGAATATACTCTTCCATCAGATAATATAAGTATCTATTTAACAAATCTAAAAGATGACCCAGCACTAAAAGACGTAACTACTGGAAAGCGCTATGATGTATCATTACTTAATGATTTACAGTTTTATGTATCTTACATAGGTAGTGGCGGATACGAAACTACAGTAAACTATAAACTCTATAACAAATTAGAAGAAACAACAGAGGAATAAGGAAAAAAAAATATGATTGTTAGAGCAGGACCGCAGGGTCTTTTTTTATACCCAAAAACAGAGAAAGATGAGGAAAAACATATGACACTTTATCAGATTTTATCCTTGTGTGGGATACCTTCATTAATTGGTGCAATTTTTGTTAGTGCAGTTAATTATGTCAAATTAAAAAATTCATCATATAAATTAATTAAGGACGGAGTTATTGCAATTCTGCATAACAAGATATACACGCTGGGAAAACAGTACATAGCTCAGGAGCATATATCAGTTGAGGCTTTGGATGATTTTGAACATTTATACAAGGCATATCACGCACTGGGCGGGAATGGAACAGGAACAGAGATTTATAAGAGAGTAAAGGAACTGCCAATGAAGCAGGGAAAGGAGTAAACGAATGAGTGATAAGACAAAGAAATGGATTAAGGCAGCAGCTGTCAGAGCTGTAAAAACAATGGCACAGACATTTATTGCAACAATCGGTTCTGCAGCAGTGTTAGCAGCAGTTGACTGGAAGGTGGTTGTGTCAGCAACAGTACTTGCAGGAATATTAAGTGTGGCAACATCAGTGGCAGGATTGCCGGAAGTGGAGGAATAGACATGGGATATAAAAATTATAAACAGAAAGATGCTAAATGGAAAGGAAATTATTATTCAGGTGGTACAATATCAGCACAGGGGTGTGGTCCTACAAGTATTGCAGATGCTGTGTATGACTTAGATCCAACCATCTCTCCAGCTAAAACAGCAAAGTGGATGGAAGACAATGGTTGCAGTTGTCACGGATCTGGTACATATTATTCAGGTATGGTCAAGGCATTGAAGCATTATGGTTATTCTGATTCTGTACAGTTAAACTATACTTCTTTATATGGAAAGAAAAATGCAGCAGTTGTAACAGATTTCCTTAAGAAGATTAGAACAGGCAAGTACATTGGTATAGCCTGCATGGGCAAGAGCATCTGGACAACATCTGGCCATTACGTCTTTATCCGTGAAGTCACAAAAGATCACATTTATATTTATGACCCATATAATGATTCCAAAGAGTGCGAAAAAACAACTCGTGCTAAATGGGAGCAGTATGTTAAGTATTTATTCTTGATTAAGAAGCCAATTAAGTACATCAAGACTACAAAGAAATGTCACAAGAGGAAAGCTCCAAAAGCCTTAGCAAGAACTAAGAGCCTTGGCAAGTTCAAAAAAGGTCAGAGACTTGCAGTAGATAAGGTTCAGGGCAAGTTCTACCATATAATGGGATATGATTGTTGGGTGTACAATGTAAACACAAAAGCTTCCAAATAAAACAAAGGTTAATGTAATGTATATCGGTAAAGGATATGCAAAAGTTGAGTATAATGGTGTAGTTGGTTATATGAAAGCCAAGTATCTATTATAATAAAGAAGAAACTAAGTATAAAAGGGGGCTAAAATAGTCCCCTTTATATTAATGATATAGTTAGACTACGAGTTCTTCCACCGCAATATCGTTGATTAAACCTGCAACTTTAGGGTTTTTCATTGCAAATTTCTGTGACATATAACGCATTGCGGCCGCTGATTCTCCGTCAGGACCCCCATACTGACTCAAAACTATTTGAGCAATTTTTGGACTTTTGATTTTAATATTTACAGGATACTGTAATCTTTTTTCATAATTATACATTAGCAGTTACCTCCT